CCCGGTGGCGTCATCCGGACTGATACCGCTGGCGGCGCGGCCCGCTACACGCTCGACTATGACCGTGGAAGCCAGCGTTTCAGCGTCACGCTGGTGCTGGACGCCGCGCAACTGGTGTTGTGGTCACTGTTTTACACGCGCACTATCAAAAAAGGCGCTATTAAGTTCGGCATGCGGCTGGACTCTGGGCTGGGTGTGGCCGAACACCAGGTCAACATTGTTCCCGGCAGCTACTCGACCACGCGCACTGGCGGCATTGCCACGGTTGCCAGCTTTGTTGTCGAGACGGACAGCGCGGTTTACGCACTGAGCGATGCGGCTGTCGCGGCCTACGGACTGAGCGCAGCCACGCTGCCTGCCGGCTTTGTGCCTACGGTCGCCGCCTATTCCGTCGAGGGCGCTGGTGGCTCGATGCGCGACGGCATTGCCGGTGGCGTGGCCGCGTATGCGCTGGACTACGACCGTGGACTGGATACGTTCAGCGTCACCCTGATGCTTGAGCCTGCCCAATTCGCTATCTGGACAGTCTGGTTTCACCGGCTGGCTCAGAAGGGCGTTCGCTCTTTCACGATGCCGCTTGACAGCGGTTTCGGCAGCGCGCCGCACGTGTGCAGCATCGTACCGGGCAGCTATTCTGCCGCTCGTACCGCTGGCCGCGTCATGGCTGTGTCCTTCGTCGTCGAGGCTGAAAACATGGCCTACAGCTTTACCAATGCAGAAGCCGATGCACTGGCCGCTTTTTACACCATCAGCGGCGCTGATGCCCCAGCCCTGCTAGCCCGCATAAGCCGCTTCGCCACTGTTGATACGCGAGTACTTGCATGAGCCTAGACCTAGAAACCCGCCTGCGCACATTTTTGGCCAGCGCACCGCAGACCATCCACCCAGTGCAGACGCTGGAGATCAGCCACAGCGCCATGAGTCGCACGTTTCACCTCTGGCGCGAGCCTTACGCCGGCACGACCAGCGTGGGCGGCGTGGCCCGGACGATGACGCCCTGCAACATCCAAATCGCGCTGGCAGGCAGTGAAGGAAATTTGGATCAGAAGTTTTCCATCGCGCTCTCAACCGTCGATGCCGACAACACGCTGCGCAATGAACTTGACCGCATCCCTGTCGCAACGCTTGAAAAGATCGTGATCGTGTACCGCGAGTTTTTATCAGACGACCTGACCAGCCCGCAGGCCACCGCCCGTCTGCAAGCCGAATCGATCAGCTTTGTGAAGGGGGTGGCCAACATCACCGCCGTATCGCCCCGGCTGAACATGACTCGCACCGGCGAGACGTACACACCGAAAGAAATACCCTGTTTGAGAGGCTTTCTATGATCGTCAATGACTATCTGGCCAAACAATACGGCCCGCAGCCATGCTGGGAGTTGGTAGCCGATGTGATGGCCACCGAGCGCGGCGCGGTGCCGGTCGACTACAAGACCGTGAATCGCTCCATCCGGGAAATGGCCGGCGCGTTTCGCTTGGCCATTCACAAGAGCGCGCATGGCTTTGTGGAAGTCACAGAGCCGGTGGATTTGTCAATCGTGCTACTTGGCAAGACCGAGCGTATGGGCATCCACCATTGCGGCATCTACTTTGATGGCAAAGTATTGCACGCGCTACCGGGCGCGAGCCTGTACGAAGAGCTGTCGGTGATTCGTGATGCGTTTGAAGTCGTGCAGTTCTGGAGCAAGCCCGTATGACGCGCATCAAGCTCTATGACCGCCCGTTTGCGGTAGTAGCGCCCCAAGTGTTTGAGGTGTCAAGTTTGGCCGAATGGCTGCTGGGCCACTACGGCGAAGCGCCCGAGGTCAAGGTGCAGATTTTCAAAGGTGAGCCGAGCGCCGAGAACGAAATTAGCAACGACGCAAGAGCTATCTTGGCCGGCGACTGCGATGAATACGTAATTTTGCAAAGCCCCGGGTTTACTGGATTTGAGTGGCTCATCATTGCGCTCGTCGTGGTCACGGTCGCCGCCGTCCTGCTGATCCCAAAGCCGGTGCTTCCCGGCAACATCAACCGCACCCAGCAAAGCCCGAACAACGGCCTTGGCGCTCGAGAGAACCAGGTTCGCCTGCTCGAGCGAGTCGAGGACATCTACGGCACGGTCAAAAGCATCCCGTCGCTGATGATGCCGACCTACAACAAGTACATCGGCCACCGCAAATACGAGTACGCCTATCTGTGCGTCGGCCGGGGCTATTACAGCCTAGCCGAGCTGCGCGATGGTGACACCCTGATCAGTGACATCAACGGTGCCAGCGCATCCGTGTACGGGCCTTTCACATCGCCCAATTCCGGCCACGCGCCCGAATTGCAGATCGGTGATGCCATCATTGATGACGTGCTGACCGTCAGCCGCGCCATCGAGGTTGACGGCATCACGCTGAAGGCGACGAACCAAGTGCAGTTGCCCAGCGACGCTTCAGCGCAATACAGCTACGCGCCGGGTGGCGTCATCACGCAAGCCGTCAAACAGCCCAACATGAATGCGGTGTGCACCGTGGGTGACGCCATCACCGTCACCATGCTCAACTACGTGGTGGAGCTGACCGCAGCCGTGCCGCCTGATGAGTACGGCGCGGGTGGCTCGCCGGCTGTGGTCGCCACCTACAACTACAGCGGCACTTACACGATTTCCGCCGTGGGCGACGGGACCGTGACCGTCAGCGGCGCGTCATGGCCTGTGGATATTGGCAGTGATCTGCCTGGGACTGTGTTTGATTACTGGCATCCCTCCACCCTGCAAATCGGCAATAAGACTAACTACACCGACTGGATCACGCTGCGCGATGCCGACCGCGCCGAAGTGTGGGTCAACGTCATTGCGCCCAACGGCCTTTTCAAAGACAGCGGCGGCAAAAGTACGGCTACCGTCAACTACTCCATCGAGATTGAAAAGCTCAGTGCTTCGTTGACCCCGCTGGGCATTGTCGAAACTGTCACCAGCACACTGTCGGGCGCTGTCAGTGACGAACGCGCCGAAACCGTCGAGCATTCGACCGGATGGACCGGCCCAGCCAGGGTTCGCATCCGCCGCACGACCAACTACGACTACGGTTTTTCCGGCACGGTGCAAGACGAAATCAAGTGGGCCGACCTGTACAGCGTCAGCCCGGTCAGCAAGACCGATTTCGGCAACAAGACCACGATCCACACGATCACTCAGGCCACAGCACGCGCCACGGCAGTCAAGTCGCGTCAGGTCAACTGCATCGCCTCGCGCAAGCTGCCGACCTACAACGGCAGCACGTTTTCTGGCGCTTTTAATTCAGCAGGGCAACTGGTCAGCGGCAGCATTGCGCCAACCAGCCGCATCGTGGACATCATCGCCGCAGTCAGCGCGGACCCAAAGATCGGCGGGCGCGACTTGGCGCTTGAAGTGGACATGCCTCAAATCTACGCCGTGCAGCAGCAGCTCGACGCGTGGAATGCGGCCAGCGGGCAGTTCAATTTCACTTTTGACTCTGACAACATCAGTTTTGAAGAAACGATCATCAGCGTTGCCAACGCCGGGTTTTGCATTGCGTACAGACAAAACGGCAAGATTCGACTGGCGCTTGACCGGGCGCAGACGGCAAGCACGGCGCTGTTCACGCACCGAAATAAAAAGCCCAATGCCGAGACGATCACGCGCAAGTTCGCATCAGATGCTGAATATGACGGGGTGGAGTTCGTCTATGTTGACCCTGACAGCAACCAGTCCGAAACGATCACGCTACCGATTGATGGCAGCTACACAAAGCTGAAAAAGTTTGAGATTGCCGGCATCCGCTCATACAGCCAGGCTTGGCTGCGCGCCTCACGCGAGTACCGCAAGCTGATTGGACAGCGCATCAGCATCGAAACGACAACGACGATGGATGCCCGCAGCTTGCTGCCGAACGCCCGAGTCGACGTTGTGGACAACACCCGTTTCAAGAGTTATGACGGCGAAATCATCAAGCAAAGCGGCCTGGTGCTGACGCTGAGTCAGGATGTTGGCTTTACAGCCACCCTGCCGCACAGCATTATTTTGATGCGCCGCGACGGTTCGCTGCAA